GCTTCACCGTAAACAAATTCAGCAATATACTTAATAGGGCCTACCTCAGCCTCAAGTTTTCTATACTCTCGTTGTATTGTATATTTTTCTTCAGTTAATGTATCTACTTGTTGGTTGGCTGTAGTAATTTTTAAATATTGTTGTTCTATTAACGAAGTAATATCAGTCTTTGTATCAGCAGTTAGCTGATCCCTATACTTATTAATAAGTTTATTAGATTCTGCAATCTGTGTATCAGCACTTGCTCGTAACCGTTTAATCTCGTCTCGAGCTGTAGTAACTGTACTTGACTGTGCAGAATCTTGTATCTTTTGTAGCCAAGAGTTACGTTCTACTTTCTTAGCGTCTTGCCATAACGTAAATGCTTCAGCTGTCTTAGGTCCATATGTTCCGTCAGCTTTTGCACCAATCATGCCTTGTGCTTTTTTAATGTCGTTGCTCTCAATATACCCTTGTAGTTTAGCAAGCTGGTTATCAATCTTATCAAGTTCACCTTGGAAGAGATTAGTTACATTTGCAATTATTATATTTTGTTCTGCAATAGCAGGTTTAATTCTATCGTAAGCAGTACTAATTCGTTCTTGTTCTTTATCAATCTGAGCTTGAATATTAGACTGCCCACCAGTACCGGTAGTTTCTAGTTCTTTAATTTTTAGTTCGGCTCTAGTAACTATATCCTCTTGTCGAACAAGTTCACCTTCAATACGAGAAATCTGTGCAACGTTTTCGTCGACGCCACTAGTTTGTTCAATGTGTGCTTTTGATAAGAACCCAAAGATACCCATTGATGTGATGAACATAAGAATAATAACGGCTGTTGTTAGATAATACTTCAACCACCACTTGGCTTGTGTCCAATACTTGTGAAGCCACACTGCCGTTACTAGTTTAGCAACTTCAAGTACTCCCCCCATTATTATAATCGGTATCACTGCCGCGGCAAAAATTGCCGCTAACCCTGCTACTGAATAATATATTGCTACCGCACTAATGGTCAATGCAGTAAACATTACTAAAATTCCAAATATCAAATCTTTTTCCTCGTTTACCCTATACCATATTTATCTTAATTTTGAAAGAATTTCCATTTATTATTCTGTAAACATGCTCGGTCTGTGAAGTTCTTAGACTTGCCTTTGTACCAAACAGTACTCATAAGTGTAGTACAAGTATTTGAGTCTATACTAGCAACAAATACTTCTCCCCTTGCATTAGTTTTATTACCGTACCATTTACAACTTTCTCCGGACTGTAATGTATCTAATGCAAAATATACACAACGTTCGTGTCGTTGTCTATCTTCAGCCGGAACTGAGTATGCACTATTTTTTGCTAGATTAAATGCAAGTGTGTATATTGATTCAGGTGTAGAATAATTTGATGCAGTGCTCATTTGTCCATAATAAGGATTATGCGAACCACAAGCAGATAGACTAATAACGGTAGCGACCATCAACAGCTTGCCACGTACCATTTGGAAATTGGCAAAGAAATCCTTGTACATTTTTCTGGTTTCCTCTTATATTAACTACAGTTTGATAAGGACGACACTTCCTAGCAATGCCAGCATCTTTTACAAAATGCCTCACTTTAGGTTTATCACTACATTCAACAACAGTCTCGCTACTAACAATTTTTTTATTATTATCTAGCTTAACTTTTTCATCAGTGTAACAATACTGTGCCGTATCTCGACCTAAGTCGGGTGTGGTTGCAGCACACCCGCCTAGATTAATTAGTAGTACTGGAATGCTTGATAGCACCAATAGTTTTTGCATTTTTGTCATTTTTAGCCTCTGCTAATAGTTTATCAAAAATATTCAATGGCATTTTAATTCGTACATATGTGTGTACTCTGCCAGTGGACGCAAGTTCATAAGCATGTTTCTTAACTTCAACATGTTCACGTATTGATGTATCAGTAGTTGAATGACGTACAATAGTTTGTGTTACACGACTTTCAACGCCGTTATTACCTTTGATATCAACAGTAGTACTAGAATTAACCATACCATTGATTCTCTCAGCATAACCTTTTACTGCAAATGCATATGCTTGAGATTCGCTTGCTTGTTCAAATTTACTTTCGCCCATTCCGCATGAGTAAGCAAAGTCTGTCTTCCAAAACAACCATCCTTCAGAACCAATTTGTTCACAGTCTTGATACCAATTAGGGTTTGCTTTAGTTTCTCTAACTTCAATTTCTTTCATTGTACTACATGCACCGATTGAAAGAGTAACTGCAAGGATTGCAGTAGTTTTAAGTGCGCCTTTCATGTAAGCCTCCATTTTAAGCCTTTGTTTGATTGAAACAACCTTTGTTTCATTATAGTACTATTATAGCACCGTTATTTGTAAAAGTCAACCTGTTTTGGCTAACTTTTATCGTGACCAACGGTAAAAGATATGTTGTCCGATTCGTCCGACCAGGTCTAATTCAAGTCGCCAAGCAGGAGATACATATGTTGCATGATAATGAGTTGAGCCTTCAGTAATGCCTCGCATTGTTCCTAATGATGAAATTCGATATGCAATTTCTTGGGATTTGCGCCAAGCATCGTTATCATGTGTAGCATCTGAGCGACCGTCGCACCACCAGCTAAACTGGCACTTGTTACGAATAGGAATATAAACTCTTTGTTGTTCGTCTAAATCCTGGTCTTTCTTGGTCTTCCAGCTCTCCGTGTATTTTCCGTCTTTTATAACTTCGCAAATAGTATTAGGATATCGCCGATCTTTTACACGATTTAACACAACATCTGCAACTGCATATTGTCCTGCAGAATTATCTGCACGAGCTTCATGGTAAATATTTATAGCTAGACAATACAGTTCTGGGTGTGATTTTTCAGTGTATATCTCACCCTCAACTGGTGCCTGGAACGTTGACGCATCTGCAAGTGCAGAAGAAGCCGTAATTACAACTGCTATAAGCAGGATAAGTTTTTTCATAATGTCTCTCATAAAATATTTAGGTGAATTTTGGCTTAACTAAAGTACGTAGTTTAGTTTCTTCTCATGTTTGCTATGTCAATTGCTTGTTCTCTATTGATAATTGGAACAGCATTACTTTTATGCATTGTAGCAATTCCAGTAATTAACGTACCTGTGTATTTTTGTGTTTCTTTTTTAAATGCAACACCAATACCATCGCCAGCACTTGGATATTGTTTACGTTCTTCTGTAAACGTAGCTGTAGGTTTGTATTCTTTAAATTTTGTTGCTTTTGGTTTCCACATACCACGTACATATAAGTCGTATTCTTCTATGCTCATCATTTGATCGTGTGCATGAATACGTTTCATACCTTTATTGTAATCTCGATGGGACTTTTCAAATTCTAATTGCTGATTTTTTGTGCGACTTTTAGTCTTATTAGACTTACGATAGTTTGTTGTGGTCATATACGGACCAACTAAATGCATTGTCAAGATTAAACTCCTACTATTGTGTTTCTATGTTAATAGTATAACAGGACTTTAATAAATTGTCAAGTTTTTAATTTACCAAAAAAGATATATTAATCCGGTAATTAAAAGCAAGTCAGCACATATGCTCCAAACGATATATGCTCGAAAAGCCCATGGGCCGATAAACTTTAGTACTCTCTGGGTCATCTGCATTATCAGACTCCTCTATTCTTAGTACTTCCATAGGGTTCTCCTTAGTTCGTTCCGCCTTCGGGCTCTTCATCCTCTTGCGATTCTTCAGGTGCTTTAATATGTTGTAAAGCACAGCTCACGTTATTTAGCTTTACACTATATCCGTCTTTAAGCATATCTTGTAATGTGTCAATACCCCGACTTTTGATTATTGAAGTCCATGAGTCTAAGAATTCAGTACATTCAATCTGTGTTTCAAAATGTTTACTGTAAACGTTAATTATCTCTTCTCTTGGAGCACCTTCCGGTGTAGTAAGAGTAAAGTTAAAGAGTAACATAAAAACTTGTAACATGTGTATGTCCAGTGTGTTATTAAATTTAACAAGCCAAGCATGTCTTGACTTTCATTAAATATACACTAGATTGACAACAATGTCAACTGTTTTGGTAAACCTTAAGACACTTCGTCGACTTGTGCTTGAGTGATAACACCTTCAGTAATCAAACGAGTTCTATTAGCTAGGTGCTGTTCTTGCACTTCGGCTTTGTTTTGTGCGTTGTAAGGAACTGCATTACCAGACTCAATTAACTGTTCACAAATACTTGATTCTTCTAGTGTAAAGTCACCTAGTATACGTCCAAACTTACCTTTACTATCATACTTTTTAGTAACAAGCGTTTGCATACTTCCAACAGGTAAACGTTCTTCAACATACCTACCTGCGGCTTTGCCAAATAACTTTTCAACCTTATCACTTGTACGAGACTCAGGAGTATCAACACCTGCAAGTCTAACACGTTCATCGTTCAACCAAACGCCAAACCCCAAGTCAATATTAATATCAACTGTATCACCGTCAACTACTCTTGTAATTTCACATCTATATTCGTACATTTATTTTTCCTTTTAAAGTATTTTATGCATATATTTAGCTTGGCTTTTAAAACAGATGCATAAATAAATCTAACAGGTTGAAAGCTATTAGCTTATAGGAACAATCAATTATACAAACAGCTTTTTACCTGTTATAATGTATTAAATAACATTGTAAAAGGAGAAAATGTAATGGGTGCAAGAAACCACAAAAATTGGTTGAAAGAACCAAATGTTGAGTATATTAGTAGCGAGTGTTACAGTAGTCATGAAATTTACGAAGAAGAAATAAAAAAGATATTTGCTAAAGTTTGGATTCCAATTATTCACAAAAGCGAAATAAAAGAAATAGGTGACTATAGAACATCTCAAATCGCATTTCAAAATATACTTATAGTAAATCATGGAGATCGAGTTAGAGCTTATATCAATCCAGGTGTCAGAGGTGTAGCAGGTAATATAAATCCTTATGAATTATTATTGAGTGATGTAAAAGAACTATACTGTGAAGTAAAACACGGAGGCATGGTATGGACAACACTAGATCCAGACCCAGCTATGAGTGTTGAAGAATGGACAAATGGAGCATTTGATTGCATTACGGAAGCAATCGACACAGAAGAATTAGAAGTGTTCCATTATCATAAAGCAATCATTCCTACAAACTATAAGTTATGGCATGATACTAACAGTGAGTTCTATCACGACTACATGCACTACTTTAATCGTGTAACAGGTTTTAACGATGAGTACTTTGCTCGTCCGTGTACAGGATTTGATAATGGACACGTAAACGTTGGTAGCTTTGAGGTACAGTATGATCAGTTTGAAGGAGCAACTGACAGAGGCGAATTAAGTTTTCCAGGCCTTCCACCTAACCAATGGTATATGGTAGACTTGTTTCCAGGCTTTAACTTTAATCTTCGTGGCAGTGCTTTCCGTAGTGATAGTGTTACTCCGTTAGGACCTAACAGCGTACTAATTGAGTTTAGAGGTTATGGTTTATTAAAAGATACGCCTGACGAACGCAAGCAACGTATTGATCATCACAATACTATATGGGGACCGTTCGGACGTAACCTACATGAAGACTTGTTAGGTGTAACTGGACAAGGTGCATCAATGGCACCAGGTACTGAACGTAGAAACATACTACACGGTAGGCACGAAAACAATACTATACATGATGAAGTTGGTATGCGTCACTACTATGCAGAATGGGGGAAATACTTAAATGTAGATCCAGCACATCCTTTGAAAAAAGAGGTTGACATGGCTGCAGAGTGATACTATAATAAATACTATGTAACGTTGAAGCAAGCTAAACGACGAGCTGGACCCGGGGGCGGTACCCGGCAGCTCCACCATAAACACATTGCACAATTAGTGTGTTTATGATGGGGCTGAACTAGGATCGACAGGCGGATTAATAGGCGAGTGGAGTTACCCGGATCTAAGCACGGTTATCGCGAAGAAAACTTATAATTGCAAATGACAATTATGCGCCAGAAATGGCATTAGCGGCTTAGTCTAACTAAGCACGTAGGGGTTGGCAACTTACCTGGCAACAGAAAAGTTGCATTTTTTAATTAGACAAAAAAAAGCACCCTAAGGTGCTTTTTTAATGTAACGCTATTATAACATCACGGTTCTTAATCTTATTTAGAATTTAATGACTGCGCCAATTGTAGCTTCTTTGTCACCGTTATCAAAATCTTTGTCTCTTGTATCTGTTATTGATGCTTTTAGTGAGAATTTCTCAGTAACTGCATAAGCTGTTCCAATTTCCATATAAGAAGCATCACGATCAAAGTTAGTAAATGATCCAGAAAGTGCTTTCCATGAATACCCAACTTCAGCAAATGGAGTAAACTTGTTATAGGTTGTTGATACACCAATATGTGGTTCAATTGTCAAAGTATCTTTAGTAGTAGAATCTCCAAAACCATACTTAGCTTGATTTCCTACGTAAACTGGAGTTGTAAGAATATTAACATCTTTACCTACTTTAATTTGGTAATCGTCAATACTTCCGTTACGCAAGTATGAACCAGTAATATCTACATGTTTAGTAGGTACAGTTACAGAGAGCTGATCGGCTCCAGTTTCTGGTGCTGAAAGAGATAAAGAAAAATCATCAGATTTAAGTGTGATTTTTCCAGTAGTATTATCAAAGTTTCCTGCAAATGCAGAAGTTGACAATGCAGTCATAATTGCGACTGTTGCAATAGTTTTTTTCATTTTATTCCTTAGGTTAATTTTTTAATCTCAATAGTAAATCCTTTACTATTCAGAGGTATTTAGCATTCTGTATACTACCAAATGCTTAATGTTCTTCCATTTCCGATAATAATAAACAGACAAGTCGTAATATGTAATAGTACCCAAACGGTCCTAATTATTGCAACTTTGTCTGCTTTTTTATTATCTTCGTATGCTTTTGTACCAATGGCTTTACACCAATACTGCCACATAGTCATCCTTTACATAGTGTTCTTTTTGTCTTGTACTTCTGCTCTTCGAGACTTAGATAGTTTACCTAGATCTCCAAGTGCTTTCCTTGCTCTTGCGGCGGCTGCTTTTACGCCTTTTTCTTCAAACGTTTCTGCTTCTTTTAAATATGTGTTGAACGCTTGTACAATCTCTTCATGTAGTGTCATCTTACTCTCCTTTGGTTATTGTTTTTAAACAAGTTGAATGCCTGAAGTAGTACTTATATACTGCTTGGCAATTTCAATTTCAGTTTTTGCAACACAACTAACTGACTGTGCTTGCAAGTTAAATTTGCCGTCTGGTGAAACACTAAACATGAACGGGGCTAATCCCAATCCTTGTTGTTGTGCAATAATTACCATTGGCTTGTTAAGTGTATAAGACTTATCATTCTCTGATTCAAGTCTTCCGACAAGTTCTTCTCCACTGCTTAGTTTAAAAGATACGGTATCCCCGATCTTATATGGTGTTTCTAATAGCATAAATTTCCTTTATCCCCAGCCGGTTCCGTTAAATCCTGTTGTTTCTATATATGTAGTTAGCTCATCGTATCCGCCAATGACATTAGTTCCGATTATAATTTGTGGGAACGTTCTAGCACCTGGACACATTTCAAAAACTTGTTCTCTTGTAAGGTCTTCGCCAAGTTTACGAGTTTTAAACTTAATTTGGAGTCTAGTTAGTAAAGCCTTTGCTTGATCACAATAAGGACATGCATCTTTAGTCAATACTAATACTTCCATCATAAACTAAACCCCTTTAAACTTTCTGTTGACACATCTTGTTTGATGCCGCCAATGATATAACTTTCAACTTCTGTTTCTTGCGGAGCAACTTGTAGGCCAGAGCTACTTAACCAATGTTGTGTCCACGGTAGTGGATTAGTATTAACTGGTGCATCAAATATCTGTTTGTAGCCTAACGCTTTAAGTCTACGATTAGCAATATATTCAACATACTGATTTAGTAAAGTATCATTAAGGCCAATCATTGATCCATCTTTAAACAAATACTTTGCCCAGGCTTTTTCTTCTAATACACACTCTCTCCACATTTGATATACTTCTTCTTCACATTCTTTAGCAATTGAAACCATTTCTGGATCGTCTTTGCCTTGTGACCAAAGTTTTAATACATGTGTACTAAGTGCTAAATGTTGTGATTCGTCGCGGGCGATAAGACTAATAATCTTAGCACTACCTTCCATTAGCTTTAGTTCTCCAAATGCAAACGTACATGCAAAGCTAACATAAAAACGTAAGCCTTCAAGAATATTTACATTCATCATTGCAAGAAATAACTTCTTCTTTACATCACGCATGTTACCTTCGCTTCTGTGATTATAAGCGTCAGCAGCCACTGTAAATGCATCATAATTTTTAGTAACTGACACTGCTCTTTTAATGATTTCTTCATCATCTAAGATAGTATCAAACACTTCGCCAGGGTCAGCATACACGTTCTTCATAATATGTGTATAGCTACGTGAATGAATTGTTTCAAAAAAGTCCCAAGTAACAATACATCCTTCTAGTTCAGGAAGTGAAACATGCGGCAAAAATGCTAGGCACGGACCACGACCTTGGACACTGTCGAGTAGTGTTTGGTATTTCAAATTACTAGTAAAGATATGTTTCTGTTCAGGACGGAAGTTAGCAAAGTCTGCACGATCTTTTTGCAAACTTACTTCCTCAGGCCGCCAAAAGTAACCAAGCATAGTTTGATTTAACTTATCAAACACAGGATGCCTAAACGTATCATATCTCTGAGTATTTTGATCTGCACCAAAAAACATATTTTGTTTTGTAAAATCAACTTTTTCACGGTTGAAAACTGTTTTTGCCATTTATTATTCCTTCCTTATTACAAGTATACAATAATATACTTTATTTGTCAACCGTTATATTGCACATGCGTCACAAAATTCTTCCTCTGTGTCAAAATCTTCACGTTGAGGTTTAGGTTGTTCGTCGTGCCATCCTAATGAATGTGCTGGTTCTTCAAAAACAATATCATCATCTGTTTTGTAGTCGTATGTGTTTTGATAGTAGCTTGTCTTCCAACCATACTTGTATGTGTTTAATAAGTCGCCAATCATTACACTCATTGGAACTTCGTTGTTTTCAAACTGTGTTGGGTTATAACTCCAGTTACCGCTAATACTTTGATCAAAGAACTTTTGCATAACAGCAACAATATTAATGTAGCCGTCGTTATTAGGCATATCCCATAGTAGTGTATAATGATTTTTTAAGATATTATATTGTGGAACAATTTGCTTAAGAGGTCCCTTCTTGGACTTCTTAACGGACAAGTATCCTCTAGGCGGCTCGATCCCATTGGTAGCGTTTGACACAACGGATGAACTCTCTGATGGCATCTGTGCTGACAAAGTGCTGTGCCTGAGGCCGTGTATTCCAATGCTCTTACGTAAACTAGCCCAATCATAGTTTAGTTTGTTCTCCACTATAGTATCAACTTCACTTTTGTATGTGTCAATAGGCATAATGCCATCACTGTATTTAGTACGATTAAAATAGTCACATGCTCCACGCTCTTCAGCAAGTTTGTTTGATGCTTTTAATAAGTAATATTGAAATGCTTCTGATAAATCGTGTACTAACTTCCATGCTTCTGGGTCTTTATATTGTGATTTATTTTTAGCAAGATAGTGTGCAAGTCCAATATAGCCAACGCCTAAACTACGCCTGGCCTTTGTTGATTTTTCAGCAGCTTTAATTGGATATTTTTGATAATCAATAATTTCTTCTAAAGACCTAACTGCAAGATCACATAGTTCTTCTAAGTCATCTAAGTCTTTAATAATGCCTACATTAATAGCTGATAAGATACATAATGCAATTTCGCCTTCTTTGTCATCAATGTGATCAAGTGGCTTAGTTGGCAATGTAATCTCTTGGCATAAGTTACTCATATATACTTTGTCTTTAAATGAGCTATGTGTATTACAGTGATCAACATTCATAATGTAGATACGTCCTGTTTCTGCACGTTCTTTAATTAACGCAGAAAATAATTCCATAGCCGGGACAGTAGTTTTCTTAATACTATATGCTCTTTCGTATTTTTCATATAGCTCTTGGAAAACTTCCGAATCACCAAAGTATGCTTCATATAACCCTGGAACATCATGTGGCGAGAACAAAGTTATATCGCCTCCTGATAACAGACGTTCATACATAGTCTTATTAAGCTGAATTGAATAGTCTAGTTTACGTACACGATTATCCTCAGTTCCTTTGTTGTTTTTTAATACAAGGATGTCTTGAATTTCGTAATGCCAAAAAGGAAAATGTGTAGTTGCACTTCCGCCACGTACACCATTTTGTGTACAACAACGTACTGTACTTTCGAATTTCTTTAGGAACGGAATTATTCCTGTATGGGCTACTTCTCCGCCTCTAATTTTAGAATTAACTGCACGGATCCTACCAGCATTAATACCAATGCCTGCACGTTGCGCCGTATAGCGTCCAATGGCCATATCACTAGCAAAGATACTGTCAAGAGTATCGTCAGTATCAACGAGCACACAACTAGCAAACTGGCGTACAGGGGTTCTGACTCCCGCCATAACTGGCGTTGGGATATTGATTTTAAAAAGTGAGGTCGCATCGTAATATCTCCTTACATAAAACATTCTATCTTCTTGAGGATATTTTGCAAACAGGGTTGCAGCAATCATCATATACATATATTGAGGGGTTTCAAATAACTGATTATTACTCCTGTCTTGGCACAAATATTTGTCAACTACTTGACGTAGTCCTGCATAGGTAAAGTTTTCATCTCTCTTATGACGGATGTAACTATCTAATATTTCAAATTCTTCTGTAGTGTATTGGTTAAGGATTTCAGCATCATAAACACCTCGTTCAATATTAAGATTAATCATTTTTGCTAAAGGAATTGCTGTGAACTCACCAAACACTTCTTTGTTAATACTATAACTTAGTAACCTTGCGGCGGCGTATTGATAATTAACAGCGTCTAAACTAATAAGATCGTTTGCACTTCTTATTAAAACTTCTTGTATTTCAACAGTACTCATTCCGTCATAAAATTGTAAATTAGCATTCATCTCAATTTGCGAACTACTTACTCCTGCTAACCCTTTACATGCATGTTCAACTACTGTGTGGATCTTGTCAATATTCAAATGTTCTTTTTTTCCGTCTCGTTTAACGATCATAGTACCGTTGCTCATATTGCGTTCTTCCTCTTCATATCTCTTGTTTGTTTTAATTTATAGTTGCATGTCTGACAATAGTAATTATCTGAATGTTACACCACACAGCAGTAGATCTGACGTGTTTTTATCGATTAAAACGTGGTTACGATTGTTTATTTTTAACTTTAAAAGTCATCTTAGTTTGGTCGTCAACTGGCATAGTACTAGTATATCTTATACCCACTGTGTCAGCTGTTGCGTCTGCATTTTCGTCACTTGTAAATACATCAAACTTAATTGACCTTTGATATGTTTCATTCCCAGTGAAATGATAATTATCGTTGAATTCAATATCGCCATCTGTACTATTAAGAGTAATATTTAATGTTCCACTTCTTGTTGAAGAATAATTAGGGCTTGCTAACATATAATCTATTTCAAAACTTTGATTTTTATATGCCGGCAATTTAATTATTGTTACGGCACTTCCTGGTCCTAATGTAATATTGTGACCATTTTTCCAAACCCAAGTACCAGCACTTTCTACTTCAGGGTGATATACTTTTCCTATTAAGTTTGCTGGTGTAGTTGCTAAACCTTCTGTTCTTCCAAAATAGTCATGATCGGTACTGTTACCTATCTTTACAAATTTAATTATAGAACAGTTTGGGTTACTTTCTGTAGATCCATCGTTACCTACTAATTCAAAAGAATTATGTGAGCTAGTATTATTAGTACCGTTTTCAATCCAGATACCTTGGTAGTTTATATTTAAAAACTCTGAGTGTAAAAAAGAATTATTTACAGGACCTGTGGATTGACCAGTGGATGGTGCACCAATTACCATATCAATGCCAAAGATAACACCATAACCTAAACTATTAAATTTACAGCTATTCCATGTATTGTTATTAATGTCCCAGTTACTAACAATACCATAACCAAAACCTGTTACTGTAACATTTTCAAAAAAGTTTCTAGCAGATTCAACAGAACCACTTAAACTGTTAAGCTCTATGCCAATGTCTGTTGAATAGTCTGACGGTATAGTATCTCCTGATGTCCAAGGACCTTCAATTTTTATATCTTTAAAAGTACTATCTCTGCAAGATTGTAATACTAATCCTTGACTATCTGCTATTGTAGCTTGTAATGTTAAGCCTTCAATCCTAATATTTCTTGCTTGTAGTATAAAACTTGAACCACTGTCATCTGCTCTTGTTGCTTTACTTGCACCGATAGTTAATTGATTTTCTGTTCTAAATATATCACCGGCTGTAGTTTTCTTAATAATAGTTTTATCTGATCCTGCACCAACTATTGTTGTATAAGGTGGAAGATAAATTGTATTATTAATAGTGTAAGTTCCGGGTTCTAAATGTAGAATTACTCTACTCTGTGCTGTACCCAACGATGAAGAATTTAAGTATAATTGATCAATAGTTTTTTGTAATTTAATAGTAGCATCAGTAGCTTCGACACCAGTCAATCCAAATGAACGACCAGATACTCTATCATCTAACCTATCTTGCAATGTACGTTTAACTGGGGTAGTAGAAGAATCACCAGTAACTACATATGGATCGTTTGTACGATATGCATAAGTGTCAATTAATGTAAACAGATTGTCATGCTCTGTTAACACTTTAGTATTACCAACTGCTGGAGCACCTTCTGATACTGCACCATTTCCAACATATAATTCCTGAGCATCTATTGCCCAACCTAATTCGCCTGATGAAAGTTGCGGGAGACCGGAGCCTACGTTTTTTTGTCCTCTGCGAATTTGTATTTTTGATATCTGTACAACAGCCACGTTAAATTCTCCTTATTGTGTTATTATACATATTTAGCCCTAAAGCCTGTATCGTTGCCTTCTCGGTGGTACCACATTTCAAATGTATCAGTTGTCCAAAGAGCTTGTTTGTTATTACTTTTCTTAGGAGCCATGTTATACCATATATTCCACCAGTATTCTGCTTCAGCCTTGTGACCTTCTCTTTTATGATAAGAAAAATTCATTCTAGGATGTGTTCGTGTTCTAACAGTTGCCCAAGTGTCGGCATGTTTTTGATTATCTAATTGTTTGTATAGCTCAGGATTATCTAAACGTCCTGTATACTTTCCAGTCTTGTGGTTAGGGTTTGCCTGCCCGCCGAGTGAACCCCCGTGTTCTGCTACTTTGTTAAAATAATTAGGACTTTGTACTATGTTGAATTTGTCACTATAATGTTTGCAAACTTCTTGAAACTTTTTCGTATCCTTAGATTCAAAAAGTATCTCAGTACTATAATCATCTCCATACTCGTCTAAGTGAGCAAGCCAGTCATCACTCGAACCTTTGTAAACACTTAAATCTCTAGTAGTCTGGCCTAGATATTTC